TGCCAGGACTGATCAGTTCGGCGGTTTGCAGTATGGCGACCAAGTGCAGCACGAAGGCCTGACGTACAAGCTGCAGCATGAACCGTTGCGGCTGGCTGATGGCCGGTTCTGCGTGATGGTGCTGGAGAAGCTGAGCTCGCAACCGACGCCGATTCAGACATTGAGTCAGCAGCCGATCGTTACTCTGTAAGCATGACCCAACCCACGACGATTTCAGGCCTGCCCGACGCGACGGGGCCGCTTACAGGCGCTGAGCGGGTACCGATTGATGATGTAGCAGCGGGTGTCACCAAGGATTGCAGCACGCTGCAGATTGCGCAGACGCTGCCTGATGCGACAAGCAGCAATCGCGGGGCGATGACGGCTGCGCAGGCGCTGAAACTGGCGGAGATTGCCGCGGGTGCCACCGCCAACACCACTGATGCACAGCTGCGCAACCGAGCAACGCATACCGGTGAGCAGGCCATTAGCACGATCACGGGCCTTGCGACTGCGTTGTCGGGCAAGGAGAATGTCGGCGTTGCCGCTGCTGCTGTAGCGCAACTGGTGACGCAACTGCGCAACAGCAGGAAGATTTACGTTTCGCTGGAGGGCAACGACCTCAACAACGGCACCAGTGATGCTGAGCCACTGCGCACGCTGCGTGCTGCGTCATTGGCTGCGCTGCCGGGTGATGTGGTGTTCGTTGCCCCGGGCACGTATGTGGAGTCGATTCTGCCGATTCGGTGGAAGTATGACGTAACGATTTTCGGCTCAGGGTTGCGCAGCACGATCGTGCAGGGCGCAGCCGGCCAGGAGTTTAACGACATCTTCAAGGTCGATTCTGGTTTCTGGTGCTGGGGCGTGTCGTTTGCTGGGCACCAGGCGGATGAGACCCGGCAGGCATGGGCGATTGATTTTGATGAGCTGGCGGATAATACAGCGCGTGGTGCTGTCGGGCTTGGGGCGTTCATTCTGAAGTCGCCCTACATCCAGAACTGCACCAGCATCACCGCCGAGGACGATGCCGGACTGGCCGGATCGCAGAGCACGGGCAACACGGGTGGCGGCATCCGCGTGGATGGCAGCAAGTGTGCCGTCAACAGCCCCATCCGCTCGATGGTGGTGGACAGCTACACCCAGGTGAATCTGGGCGGTCCCGGCTGCTTGGTGCTGAATGATGGTTATGCGCAGTTGGTGAGCTTCTTCGGGACGTTCTGCACGTATCACGTTCGGACCGAGAGTGGCGGCCAGGTCAATTTGAGTGGTGGCGGCACTACTGATTTCGGCATCTACGGCCTGATGGCAGATGGCTACAGCAGCAGGCCGCTGTTTACCGGTGAGTCTCGGGTGGCGGCCTATGGGGCCGTGAGAGCAGAGAAGGCCGTCACGATTGACGTGAGCACCGATCTGTTCAGCTCCGTGGCCCACGGGCTGTCAGCGGGCGATCAGGTGACGTTCAGTGCCACGCAAGGCACGCTGCCTACGGGTCTGACGGCCAACACGACTTACTTTGTGATCAGCAGCGGCCTAACGGCTGATGCGTTCCAGGTGAGCACCACGTCGGGTGGTGGTGCGCTGGATGTGACGGGCACTGCTAGCGGCACCTATAAGTTTGTGCGGCAGGGCGCTACGCAGCTCGATGTGATCGGATTCAGCGCCAACCGACTGGGGCGTCAGATCAAGTATCCGACCGCCGGCAGCCTGGGCAGCCCTGGCAATGCGGTGCAGGTGACAGCACGCGGCGGCAGCACGCCTGGCAGCACGTTCACGGTGACGCTGGCCACCAGCACCATCGGCCACGAGTACGTGGGTGGTGGCACGGTCACCGTTGGCGGGACGCCTTATCCGATCACCAGTGCGGTCTACAACAAGTCCACGGGCGTGACGGTGCTGACAGCCACTGGCTACGCGCCAACGATCGGGAACAGCATCACGCTGGTGGGCCTGTCGTTCATCTGTGATTCAGCATCCCGACCAAACGCTGGCCAGCTGATGTTCCCGCAGCTGGTGTTCCCCCGGAATGCCAGTACCGAGGCGCCTGAGGCCAAGGTGTTCGCCTACACCAGGATTAGCGACTACGTGCTGACCTACACCGAGGCGGCAGCCGCTGCTGGCCCTGAGCACGAGTACGTGAGCGGCGGCACGGCAACGATCGGCGGCACTGATTACGGCGTGGCTGACGCGGTCTACAACAAGACCACAGGCGTGGTGACGCTGACGGTAAAGACGATCCTGCCTGCCGGCAATGGCAACGTGACGGTGAATGGGCTGCGATTCATCTGCCCAACGAGCGCCTACATCGTCACCAGCAGCGTGCCGATCAATGCCAGCGGCGCCCCGGTGGCCAACACCGATCCGACTCGGGCCGGCTACCGGGTGGTGTTCTTCTCGGGCCTCAACGGCGGACTGAAAGATGCGGTGACAGCGGGCCAGGCGCTGGACTTTCGCAACCGCTCACAGATCAGCGCACCGAGCCACACGTTTGAGTTCGTGGGCAGCGGCACTAACTACGACGCCCTGCCATGGAACGGCGGCGTGCCAGTGCCAGCCAATGCGATCGTCGAAACCAACAACGGTCGGGTCTACAGCAGCAACACCAACGAGAAGGGCGACTTCAAGGTTGGCAGCCAGTTCGAGGTAGACGGCACCACCGGCAGCGTCACGATCAACACGGATCAGTTCAACCTGAGCGGACTGAACTTCATCGGTCCATTTAGCCGCAACGGAGGCATCAGCACCGTTGGCGAGCAGCTCAGGGAGATCAGCAACAACACCTCACTGATCGCCTCAACCGGCGCCCCTGACGGGAACACTGCACCGACGCAGTTTGCGGTCAAGACCTACACCGACAACAAGTTCTTGCAGAACGTGACGGTGACAGCGGGCCTGCCGCTGACGATCACCGACACCAGCACGCAGGACGGGCAGGGGTACTGGACGCGGACCAGGCGGCTGGAGTTGTCGGTAAACACCGCCAATGGCCTGGCCAGGCTGGATGCTGGTGGGTTGATTCCATCGTCGCTGCTGCCGAGCTATGTGGATGAGGTGCTGGAGTTCGCCAACCTGGCGGGATTCCCGGCCACGGGCGAAACCGGCAAGATCTACGTCGCGCTGGACAGCAACAAGACCTACCGCTGGAGCGGATCAGCGTACGTCGAGATCAGCGCCAGCCCTGGCACCACCGATGCGCTGACTGAAGGCTCGCTGAATCTGTACTTCACGCAGGCGCGGGCGCGGCAGTCGATCAGCGTGAGCGGCTCGCTGAGTTACGACCCGAATACGGGCGTGATTTCGTACACGACGCCTCCGCCGGGCGGAACGGGCACAGTCACGAGTGTGGCGCTAGATCTGCCCATCAGCGTGTTCTCAATCTCTGGCAGTCCTGTGACGGGCTCCGGCACGCTGACTGGGGCATTCCAAGAGCAAGCGGTTGGCGCGGTGTTTGCTGGCCCCGTGAGCGGCGCTGCGGCAGCTCCGACGTTTCGAACGCTGAGTGCTGGTGAGGTAGGGCTTGGGACGACAGCAACGCCACAATTCGCCGGCCTGGGATTAGGCACGGCTGCAGTTAGCGGCTGGAGGTGGGTGACAAACGGCGGAGTGGTGCAGAACCGCAGCTCGCTAACCGTCTCCAGCGGCACCTACACGGTGGATGTGACGGCTGCCAATGAGTTTGTCACTGGGGCTGCAATCGCCGGGGCTACCACGATCAACCTGTCGAATCTTGCCAGCATCCCGAGCGGTTATGTGTGGCGGGGGGTGCTGTCGTTTTCGTACACCAGCGGCACGATTAGCTGGTTCACCGGTAACTCTGGTTATACGGTGAAATGGGATGGGGGTACGGCAATGACACCCACTGCCAGCGAGGTTGAGAAGGTTGTTATTGAAGTTGTTGGTGGTGGCACGACTATTGAGGTTGCACCACTTAAGGGGAGGGTCTGATCATGCTGAGACGTAGTGCGTTGCTGGCAGCAACGAATAGTGGTGGGCCGCCGGGGTTTGGGGTCAAGTACACCAATCCTGCAACTCTGCCCACGGGCGCTGGCCGGGAAGTTGCATTTTCTCCGGCTGGTGATGCTATTGCAGTGGCGCATAACAGCTCCCCATTTATTACCGTCTATCCCTGGTCAGCATCTGGCTTCGGCACGAAGTACACGAATCCTGCAACTCTGCCTACGTCCACCGCCCTCGGTGTTGCATTTTCCCCTGCTGGTGATGCTATTGCAGTGGCTCATGACGGCTCTCGATTTATTACCGCCTATCCCTGGTCAGCATCTGGCTTCGGCACAAAGTACACCAATCCCGCGACGCTGCCTACGAGCATTGGCTGGGACGTTGCATTTTCCCCTGCTGGTGATGCTATTGCAGTGGCTCATTTGGGCTCCCCATTTATCACCGCATATCCCTGGTCAGCATCTGGCTTCGGCACGAAGTACACGAATCCTGCAACTCTGCCTACGTCCACCGCCCTCGGTGTTGCATTTTCCCCTGCTGGTGATGCTATTGCAGTGGCTCATGACGGCTCTCCATTTATTACCGCCTATCCCTGGTCAGCATCTGGCTTCGGCACAAAGTACACCAATCCCGCGACGCTGCCTACGAGCACTGGCTGGGACGTTGCATTTTCCCCTGCTGGTGATGCTATTGCAGTGGCTCATGGCAGCTCCCCATTTATTACCGCATATCCCTGGTCAGCATCTGGCTTCGGCACAAAGTACACCAATCCCGCGACGCTGCCTACGGACACTTGCTGGGACGTTGCATTTTCTCCGGCTGGTGATGCTATTGCAGTGGCGGATAACGGCTCCCCATTTATCACCGCCTATCCCTGGTCAGCATCTGGCTTCGGTACAAAGTACACGAATCCTGCAACTCTGCCTACGGGCACCGGCCTCGGTGTTGCATTTTCCCCCGCTGGTGATGCTATTGCAGTGGCTCATGACGGCTCTCCATTTATTACCGCCTATCCCTGGAACTCCTAATGAACAAGCTCTCCATTCTAACCACCGCCCTTGAAGGCCGCGATCACGAACTGCTCTCCTATCAAATCAACATCGACAACTACCGCCTGGCCATCGCCAAAATCAACGCCGACCACGCCGATAACGCTGATTTGCTTTCATTCCGTGATGATCTGCAGGCTCGCCTTGACGAAGAACTCCACCAGCAGCTTCGCGCTCGCATCATCCGCGATGTGATCGCGGAGCAAGTTGCCGAGCTGTCCACCCAGGAGGAACTAATCTCATGAACTACGTCCACATCGCTGCAGACGGTCAGCCCGAGTACCCTTACAACCTCTGGCAGCTCCGCAAAGCACACCCCAACATCTCATTCCCCGCTGAACCCACCCCGGAAGACCTGGCGCCCTTCAACGTCTTTCTGGTCACCATCAACCCTCAGCCCGATGGTTACAACCGTCGCCTGCAGATCGTTGAGCAGATCCCGCCAACCAGCACCGCTGACGGCTGGGTGATCGACTGGGCACTGCGCAACACCACCCCAGAGGAACAGGCCAGCTACGACGCTGCTCACACCCCCTGTGCCTTAGCGGGCGTCCATAGGCTGAGAGAGACGGCAGGCTATCTATGACTCTCGGTGCGTCAGCAGGATTTAATCTCGCCAGCCTGGGCACGCTGACCGCTCCCGGTGTCACGGCGGCTCAGCAATCGACTGGTG